ATTGACCTCTTAATACTTCATATTACAGATTGATGCAAGGGGAGTAGTTTGAGGTTACTCCCCTATGCATTTATAGATTATGATGTTGTTAAGTCGAATACTCCACCTGAAGCACCTTCATTTCTAGAGATCAAAGTAAGTTCAGCTAATAGCTGTCTTTTCTCTGAGTCACCAGTTTTTGAAAGTTCATGCATAGTGAAATCTCTTAAGAATCCTACAGACCAGTAATCCATATCTAGGATTAATGCATCTCTATCTCTAGAGAATCTGTTAGGAACAACTTCTAGATCACCGAAATCAGAAGAATATATGTCTATAGAAGTGTATAGAGTTTTATCTTCTGAAGCATCGAATTTAGTAGATCCACCAGTAAATCCTGAGATTTTCTGTTTGTTGAATGGGCCTACCATGATCACAGATGGGTTACCACCTGAGTTCCAACAACCTTTAATTACTTCTTTAACCATATCTTCAGTTAAAGCTCTTTGCGTTCCATCGTTTCTAGCGTCTGAAGCGTCAGCTGCTGTTGGAGATGATCCGTCAGCTGCAAAGTTGTCGTTAGTTGCAATCCAAGCACCGATTGAACCAAATGTTCTTGCAGTTGATGAGTTACCAGCTGCTCTAACTTGGTTAGTTAATAAAGTAGACTCAATGTCTCTTTTTAACTCTTTGGATTTCTTAGCGATTTGGTAAGCAAGTTCACTTGCTCTACCAGCTTTGTCTACTGCTTCTTGTGTACCAGTAATAACAACAGTCTTATCCATGATCTGTGTGTAGTTACCGATTCTTACAGTAGCACTTGATGCATCTAAAGTAGCTTCATCACCTTCGATTACTGCATTGTTAGTTGCAGCAGCCGCTAGTGAATCTGTTTGCCACTCGTGGAATGTGTTTTTTACTTGCTCTCTCGCAGCTGCACTCATGAAAGGAGTTTCAGTTGGAGAAATTGAATAAATCACATCCTGTAGATCTTCTCTGATACCTACTGCATCGTAAGTATCAAATGTGTTTGTTGGTTGTGCCATGTTTTATCCTTATTTTTTTCCGATTATTTCAAGAATAGCAGATTGGGCATCGTTCAGTTTACCTGATCGTTTCAATCTACCAATTTTTTGTTTTACATTAGCACGTCTTGATGAGTCCTCTGCTTTCGCAGTTCCTGATCTAACAACTTTAGGAGCAGTAGTTACTTTCTTAGCAGTAACAGGTTTACTCTTAAGTTCCTTGAATCCTATAGCATCTCTTAAGACCATTAAAAACCTATGGTCTGCAAGTGATCCAATCTCTTGATCATTAAATCCATAACCTGCGAGAGCATCTCTCATTTGGTTTCTGAATGCTGGTGATTTTTGAGGATCACTATACTCAGGAATCTTACTAGCAGCTAACCTTCGTTGTTCTTGCAGGTAATCATTATACTGTTGCAACTTAACAGCTTCATTTTGTTCTTTAAGCTTGTTAAATGATTCTCTTTGCTGACGCATTTGAAAATCAAGTTTTGCAGCAGCTGTAGGATCTTCTTCATACATTTTCTGAAGATCTTTATCACCTGGTGTCTGACTGATGTAAGTGTTAGCATCGCCAATTAGATCGTTTAGTTCTTTTAGACGTGTATCGTAAGTTTGACGCAAACTCTGTTTTTCACTTTCTAGATTTTGTCTTTCTTGTGATAAAGCATGAGTTTTTTGTCGGTAGTCTGAGTCTCTTGAATAACCTGATTTCAATTCGTCCAAGCTGACCTCTAGCTCTTGACCTTGTACTTTGACTCGGTGGAGCGTGGGTTCTTGTATTTGTTGTGATTCGGTTTGTTCTGTCTCAGTATTTTCAGAGCTTTCAGCTTCAGGTTTAGCTTCCTCAGTCTTGGGTTGGCTAATTTCTTCAGCAACAGGTTCAGTCTTTACTGGTTCTGTTTGCTCTTGTGGTTCTGTCTGAGTTTTCTCAGGTTCTGATTGTCCTTCTTTAGGATTCAGTAATCCTGATATTTTATCAGCAGCACCTGTAACAGTATTATCTGTTTTCATAGGTTCTCCTTTGGTTGATCGCTTCCTTATGGATTAGCGAAGTAGACTTCTAATTACTTAGTTAAGTCTTGTAGTTGATCTAGCTCTTTGGCAGCTAGTTTTCCTTCATTCATCACAGACTCAAGATGTCCTTTGATTTTTTCGACCATATTATAGGCCATCCAAAGAACTTGTCTTTGATTGTGATCTGAATAAGACGTGTTAAATATTTCTTCTCGATAACGAGTTTTTAAATAATTAAACGCCTCTTTCATTAGGGGTTCGTCCAGCAGCAGCTGGGCTTTCTTCCCCTCCGAAACCTGTTTGTTTAGATCCTTTTTCATTAAAGAACTGTTTTTGACCTTTCATTATTTCTTTAAACAAATCACCTGATTGTCTAACTTGTTGTTGTTCTATCATAGATCTGTTCTTCATTTCAAGCTCATTAATCTTAGTACCATATTTAAGCTCCATTTCTTTAACTTGTAGCTCAAAATCTAGCAATTTCTGTCTAAGTGCAGCTTCCATTTTCTTCATCTGTACTTCAGAATCTAAGATTGCTCTTTGATTTTCACCTTGTACTTGAGCTAAAGATACTTTCTCAAACTCAGTTGGTGGTTTAGGAGGAAGTGGTGGCATTTGTGCAGCACCTACTTCAGGATCCATAAAGAATGGTTCTACATTTCCAAGTCCTGCATTCTCTACAAGTTTTTGTAAAGTAGAATATATATTCTTTAAGTTAACAACTGGGCCATAAACATTTTGTTGTAAGTTAATAGCTTGTAGTTGTCTTTGTAAAATCGCATTTAATAAGATTAGTTGTTGTTCTTTAGAACCAGTTCCTAATCCTACTTTAACAGATAAGTTAACTCTATCTCTCCATTCATATGGAGTCATAGGTACAAACTCACCTCTAATTCTAACTAATTTTTCTTTTTGTTGGTATTTGCAAAGAAGTTCAAATATCTTAATACCTAAATCTTTAACACCAGTTTCTGCAAAAGTTCTAGCAATTAACTCCATTCTCATTTGAGATTGTGTTAACACTTGATTCATACCAGTTGCAGTATCTGTATTTAATGCATCTGCTTGTAAACCTTGTGCAGTTTTTGTAACACCTGATCTAGCTTCTCTTACAGAATCTAAATAAGCTAATAATCCTGATGCTTGTTCTGTAATAGGTTGAGCTGTCATAACCTGCATAACATTTTGTGGTGGTTGTTTAGTTCTTACAATACCACCAGGTCTATTTGTTAATAGGTCATCCATAGCTACTTGACCATCTTGTATAGCTATTCTGTTATTATTTGTTAGATACATATTATCTAACATTTGTCTCATAACAGTAGATTTAATTAATTGTATATCTTCTATAAGTTCTGAAACAGATCTACCATAAAATCTATGAGGCATTATGATAGGTGTCATAGAAACAAAAGGTATAGAATCTACTTCATCCATACCAAGTATTTTATAAGATCCATTACCTGCTAAACAAATCTTTAATAGTTCTGATTTACCATCACCATTAAGATCTAGTCTTGCATAGCATTCATGTATTAAAACTTCATCTGTAGAATTATCACCTCTATCTTGTGGTGCAGAGAAATCTGTATCTTGGTATCTTACTTGTCTATCTTCTAAATAATATTCTGAATCTCCAGTAGGTAAATTATAAACAGTATCAGCATCATAGCCCATTTCAATTAACTCTGTTCTAGTTAAACTAACTCTATGACAAACAAAGTTTGCTGTATCTATTGATTTAGCTCTACGTTCAATTAAAAATTCTTCAGGTGGTATTGGATCAATTTTAACTTGTCCATACATCTTAGTTTTATGAATAACAACATCGTGAAATTTTACTTTGTCTAAAACTTTACCATTGTTATCTTTAAATTCTTCTTCGTATTCTTTATGTTCAGTTTCTTTAACTTCAGGATCTGCAATAAGCAGATTGTATTCATCGTCTGTAAGTTTTTTATATTCTTCTCTAGTAGTCTTTTCAGAATCATCCCAATATACTTTTAGGATTCCATTCTTTTGTACTAAAGCATCTTTGAATGCTGTATAAATAGCAGAAAAACCTCTGTTCTCTTTATAGAAAACATGGTTAATATAATCACTAGCTTGTTTAGCTACTTTCTCATCTTCAGGCCCAGCAGGTTCACAATGAAAAATATTGTCTCCAGCTGTAAAGATCTTCATTAAAGAAGGCATTAAAGATTCAACTGTATCAGATACATCTGTACTGACTACTTGTGATCTTCCTTCTTGTTCATTACCGAATGGTTTACCTAGATAGTATTCTAAAGACTTACGTCTACGACTTACTATTTCACCACCAATGTAACCTGATGATGCTCTAAGTTCTCTATTCAATACTGCTATAATTTCATTTTCTGTCATACTATATATTTATAATCCACATTAATGGGTCTTTTCCAATCTGATGTATCTATTGGATCGTGTACACATCCATATCTAAATGCATCAGCTGCGTGAGAACACCAGTCGTGTAAAGGTTTATTTTTAAATACTTGGTTCTTCTCATCCCATTGTTTTCGATATTGACGCAAAGCATCTAAACCTAATTTACATTTCTCTCTGTCAAACCAACAATGTGGTAAAGCATTTCTAACAGATTCTATACCATGATCAACCTCTAATTTAGGAGCAACTTCAAAGTCTATTCCTAAATCATTAGCGACTTCTAATCTAGATTTACCAGTTCCTAGTTCTCTAGCTTGTATATCGTGAGGTGCTATATGTCTTTCATATACATAGTTTTTATTATCTAAAACATCTGCATAATGAGCTAAAGACTCACCTGAGTTTTCATAGTAATCTATGACGTGTATTTCTTCACCAACTCTTTGTACAAACCAAATAGCTGTCGAATCCCCAATCCCTAAATCCCACCATGTCTCAACACCTACGTGTTCTTCGACAGGAATACTCCCAATTCTTTTATCGTTATCAGCTTTGGTTATAAGTTTTCCATAATAACTACCACTAACAGCAGCTGTAAAAGAACATTCAAACTCTTGGTTATATTGTTCTTCAGTCATTATAGACTGTGCATCTTGTAATTCTTCTGTAGGCACTACGCCTGTTTCAGATGCTCTGTACATTTTTGCAAACCAGTCTTTATGTCCTCGTTGTGCAAAATCATAAACTTCCCAAAATTGGTTATGACCCATAGGAGTTCCTATGAACATTACCCATCCTAAAGTATCAGCGACTGCTGGACGTATAATCTCAGTCCA